GAGATTCGGTCAGTCGAACGGCGCGACAGTAAACCATGCGTCGGCCCCATGGCGAGCCAATGGAAGGTTCCAATATGCGGGATTACACAACCTAATGTTTTCTTACGAGAGATCAGTATGTTGAGTAATTGCATTGAACATAAACAAAAACAGCTTTATGGACAGACATCCACGACCGTCAATGGGAAAACAGTTTCCATCAAGCTGCATCGAAAGGCCTATTGCGAAGATCGTGGCGTTAGCCTTGAGAGCATTAAAGGGATGGTCATTCTTCACAAATGCGATAACCCACGTTGCATTAACCCAAAACACTTAGAGCTAGGCACTCAGCTAGACAATGTTAGGGATATGGAATTGAAAGGTCGCGCCAAGCACGTAACTGGAGAGAAGAACGGCGCAGCCAAGCTGACACCAGAAGATGTATTCGCGATACGAAGCTCACCGCTTAGTAACAGAAAAATTGCTGCTGTCTATGGGTTATCGCCTTCTTACATTAGTTCAATTCGATTGCGGAAAAAATGGAAGCACCTTTAGCCCTCCCGGCGGGCTCAGGGAGAGCGGCAATGGTGCGTAACTGGAATGTTTTGGGCTGGCAGACGGTTATCAGCTAGTTGGTGAGGTAATGGCTCACCAAGGCGACGACGGCCTTCCCTGCTTCATTGTGGGGAGCCAGCGCCAAAACATTTCTCCCGCATCAGCGGGTAACGACAGAGGGTAAGGGTATGTCAGATAAGCAGGTTCAACTGTCTGGTAAATGCGTCTTGAAGATAGACACCATCAAAGGCAGCAGCACTATCGAAATACCAAAAGTGAATCTCAGCGGCAAAAACAATGCAGACGCTTTGCTTAATGAAGTGTTCCATTTTGGAGTAATGCGTCACGGGAAAAACAAGCTTCGCGAAATGCTTGAAGAGAAGCTTGATGGCTACGGGGAAGAGTACGAAAACCATGGCCTCACTTACGACTGACCCGCTCCGGCGGGTTTTTTAATGCCTCATACCTCAGTCGCTTCACCGAGGCGGCTTAGTTATGACAACCGGCGGCCATCCACCGCCCATTAGCGCAGAAGTCTTGTTTAACGTTCGGCGGCGCGGCCTTAAGCGCGGAGATGATTATGTCCAAACACTGTGAAAATTGCGGATGCGCAATCCGATCCGGATATTGCACAAACTGCCAGGAAGAAGCGTATATCGCGTTCGTTCAGGCTCCGGAGATGGAATTTAGTAAAGAGTTCTTACGTGAAGCATTCCGTCAGGACTCCGAATCAAATAGCCGGGAGACATCATGACAGTCACCCACAACGGCAAGCAGTACACAGCCAAAAAGATCAACGAGAACGAGTGGCAACTGACGTCGTTATCGGCACCACGGGAAAAACTGGTGCTTAACCGCTGGCAGATGCATATCGCTGGTCTCCTGGAACAGGTAGAGGTGAAGGTATGACCGTAATCGTCGAATGTATTGAGACTAATGGCGACTGGACTGTCGGCCATCGTTACGCCGGGGAATTGGTCTCTGGCGGATTTTTGGCTCTGAAAGATGATGATACCGAAGATGATTTCGAATGGACCGCTGATTCTCGGCAGGAATATGACCGAGAAACAGATGAGTTCGAGACCATCTGGTTTTTACCTGGCATAGAAGGTGTTTCGTTCAGGGAGATTGAATGATGGTCAATCACTACGGCACCACCCCGCTCATTCGCCAGTGCGTTACGCCCGGCATGATGGCAATACATGAAGGCCGCACCTATCGCGTCTCAGCAGTCATTCAGGAGCGTAAATGGGTATACCTGCACACCGATGCAGAAATCATCCGCCTCAGTGACTGCGTGATTGACGTCCTTCTGGATGGTCACGGCAACCCTATCGTTCACTGAGGCCGCTGATATGGAAATCAAAACTCCTACCAACCCAAGCAAAAAGGCGACGGCCAGGGTAAAGAATCCTCTTCCCGTGCCAACTAATTGTCACCTGTGCTCTGGTTCAGTGCGGATTGGCACTCATGGAGAAGTCTATGGGCGCGACTTCAGTGACTGGCCGTATGTCTATCTTTGTGAAAGCTGCGGAGCATACGTCGGGCTTCATCCTTTCACAGCTATACCTCTCGGGACTCTGGCAGACAAGCCAACCCGCGACGCGCGCAAGAGCTGCAAGATGCCTTTTGAACGGATCTGGAAGTCCGGAGCCATGACGCGCACTGAAGCTTATCAATGGCTGTCCGGCAAGATGGGTATACCTGTTCACGAATGCCACTTCGGCTGGTTCACCGTAGAGCAGTGCCTGACTGCAATGCATCACTGTAACGACTGGCTAAACCACTAATCACCCTATTCAACCGATCGGCCTGGCTTATGCGGGCTGGATCTGCACATCCAAATTTCAGGAGTTCAGCCATGAACGCATTCCTCACTTACGAGCGCATCGAAGATCGGCGCTGGGTTGAGCAGCAGCTCACCGACGAGAAAGAGAAGTGGATCGACGACCGGGCGCAGAAAATCATCGACATGATGCCAAAAGAACCGTCCGGCCTCTTCCACTTCACGGTCCCGATTGACTCCAGTCCATACGAAGGACTTCGCAGCGATAAAGCTGGCGAAGCCTACAACGATTTCATTTCGGCAGTTGCTTACGCCCAGGCGGAATACGACTGGGAACACCGTACCGGCTGCCCGTTTTAATTTTTGAGGGGATTAACGATGGCAAACGATTTAACAATCACAGCGACTTCACTTCAGGAGATAGGTATCGACGTCTCCACCTGGAGCGCGCTGAAGAATAGCATCTACCCTGGCGCCAAAGACGAATCGGTAATGATGGCGCTTGACTACTGCCGCGCACGCCAGCTGGATCCGTTGCTCAAACCTGTCCACCTCGTTCCGATGTACGTCAAAGACTCGAAAACAGGTAAAGGCGACTGGCGCGACGTGGTCATGCCGGGAATCGGGCTTTACCGTATTCAGGCAGACCGCTCCGGCGATTATGCCGGGGCTCGGGAGCCGGAGTTCGGTCCAGACGTAACTCAGACGCTTACTGGCGTCGAGGTGACCTTCCCTCAGTGGTGCAAATACACCGTCTACAAGCGCATGCCCAGCGGGGAGATCGTCGAGTTCAGCGCCAAAGAATACTGGATTGAAAACTACGCCACCGGCGGACGCGACACCACGGCGCCGAACGCGATGTGGAAAAAACGCCCGTATGGACAGCTGGCGAAATGCGCAGAAGCCCAGGCGTTGCGTAAGGCCTGGCCTGAGATTGGACAGCAGCCTACCGCAGAAGAAATGGAAGGCAAATCACTGGACGTAGATATCCGTGACGTCACGCCGCGCAGCACCACAGAAGCACTTCCACCAGCAGCAAGCGAAGAAACGCTTCAGGCGATCACCGATCTCTTAACATCGCTGAATAAAGACTGGGAGGAAGACTTCCTCCCAGTGTGCAGCGACATCTTCAAACGGCCAATTCTTGAGGCGTCCGACCTTACTGAAGAAGAGGCACAGAAAGGGTTCAACTTCCTTCAGAAAAAAGCTAAGGCGGCAGCATGACACCCTCCCTTCTTTCACTGTTGCGAAGCGGAAAGCACAGCATTCGCGACATGGCAAAGATTTTAGGCATTTCAAGGTCTCGCGTTTCATGGTTCATCGCCGAGCTTGAGCGGCGTAAATGGATAGAAGTCACCAGGTGCGCAATATGGTTTCACGATGGCACCCGTTCAAATAAGCAGAACGTATACAGGGTAAAACTATGACACCGGAAATTATCCTAGCTCGGACCGGCATTGACGTAACCACTATCCAACAGGGCGATGAGGCGTGGCACCGGCTGCGCCTCGGTGTCATTACTGCCTCAGAAGTACACAACGTCATATCCAAGCCAAGATCGGGGAAGAAGTGGACAGATATGAAAATGTCCTACTTCCACACGCTGCTCGCCGAGGTATGCACAGGCGTAGCGCCAGAGGTTAACGCTAAGGCGCTGGCCTGGGGTAAGCAGTACGAGGAAGACGCTCGTACCCTCTTCGAGTTCACCACCGACGTGAAAGTCACGGAGTCGCCGATCCTGTTCCGTGACGAGAGCATGCGCACCGCGTGCTCCCCTGACGGCCTGTGCAGTAACGGGTTCGGCCTTGAGCTTAAATGCCCTTTCACCTCTCGCGACTTCATGAAGTTCCGCCTTGGCGGTTTCGAGGCCATCAAGTCTGCGTACATGGCCCAGGTGCAGTACAGCATGTGGGTTACCGGAAAAGACGCCTGGTTCTTTGCCAACTACGACCCGCGCATGAAGCGCGAAGGTATTCACCACGTCGTCGTTGAGCGGGATCCACAGTACATGACCGATTTCAACGAAATGGTGCCGGAGTTCATCGAGAAGATGGACGAAGCGCTGGCGGAAATCGGCTTCACGTTCGGAGAGCAGTGGAAATGAAACGCACACCCTTCTACCGCAGACCCGGCCGAACCGGGCAATTCTCCGGCCTCCGTGAACGCGTGATCTGGATGATTCAGACGCGCGGCCGCCCGGTCACCGGCAGCGAAATCGCTGAGAAGTTTGGCGTAACGCTCATCGAGTTTAACCGGGTCGCCAACGGTATTACACGCGGCGCCGGACAGATAGCGCAGATCGTTGAGTCGAAAAAATGGCTCAACGAGGACGGTATCTGCGACCGGACTTTCGACCTCGTCACGAAGCCGAAGGTCATTACACCACAGGGTAAATCGCGGCTGTTCGCCCGGCGCGCCATTGAACAATCGCAGGAAGGAAGACGGCAGGAGTGCATTGAACGCGCCGCCCGCCGTCGCCGCCTGATTGCTCAGGGCCTCTACATCGACGAAATGGAGTCCATCCTATGACTCACGCTCACGACGACATAAGGGTTGGCACTATGTGCCTTCCCTTCATTGGTAACGGCTGGCTAATGCCATGGGGTGAAGTGGTCAGCAATCCATTAAAGGCGCAGCGGCTCGCTGAGGAATATCGGGAAAGGCAGGAGGCGGCATGAAATACGGAAGCGTGTGCAGCGGCATCGAAGCTGCCAGTAAAGCGTGGGAACCTCTCGGCTGGAAACCTGCCTGGTTCTCTGAAATCGAACCCTTCCCCTCAGCGGTTCTCGCCCATCACTGGCCGGAAGTATCAAACCTCGGCGACATGACCAAAATCGCCGATGCGGTGCGCGCTGGTGATGTCGAAGCTCCTGATGTTCTGGTCGGCGGTACGCCTTGCCAGGCATTCAGCATCGCAGGCTTGCGTGAAGGCCTGTCTGACGACCGCGGGCAATTAACTCTCTCTTATGTGGAATTAGCCAATGCAATCGACGCAAAGCGCCGCGAACGCGGTGAGCCAGAAGCAATCATCGTCTGGGAAAACGTCCCCGGCGTGCTCAGCAGCAAAGACAATGCCTTCGGGTGCTTTCTGGCAGGACTTGCCGGAGAAAGCAGTGAGTTGCATCCAGCAGGGGGAAAATGGACGCACGCAGGTTGTGTGTCTGGACCAGAAAGGTTTATTGCCTGGCGCGTCCTTGATGCTCAATTTTTCGGAGTGGCCCAACGACGCCGCCGTGTGTTCGTTGTCGCAAGTGCTCGAAAAGGATTCGATCCCGCAGCGGTACTTTTTGAGCTCGACAGCGTGCGCCGGGATTCTGCGCCGCGCCGAGAATCGCAACCGGAAATTGCCAGAGATGCTGGAGAGCGCACTAAAGTCGGTAGTCACTGGGATAACCCAGCAAACCCTCACCCAACCCTAAATCAGTCCAACAATATTGGCGGAATCGGCGCCAGTAATCAGGAATTGTTCAGCCAGCGCGGTTCCGGGCTCGTATCAGATTCTTACTGTGATGTTTCCCGAACTCTTCTTGCAAAAGAAAACGACAGCACTGCCGAGGATTTGGAAACTTATGTCGTTCATGGAACTCAAGATCCAGATATTAACCGAGAACTTGCGCACACACTCGGGCGCAACAACGGGCAAGAAAACGCCTGCATTGCATTTAGCTACAAAGATAATGGAGCTGATGTGACGTCAGATCTGTCACCAACGATTCGCGCAGGCAACCACGATAAAAGCCATGCTAACAGCGGCCAACCCCCTGCCATCTGCATCCAACATGCTTCTATCGGTCGTCACGATGCAGCTGGCCCTCAGGGCAAAGGTTATCAGGAAGATGTAGCTTTCACTCAGGATTCTCGCTCATCCGCTGACGTCGTTCAGTACGGAATGCAGGTTCGCCGCCTAACACCGATTGAGTGCGAGCGCCTTCAGGGCTTTCCTGATAATCACACACTGATCGGTTGGCGCGGGAAGGATGCTGATGAATGCCCGGACGGGCCACGCTATAAAGCCATCGGCAATAGCATGGCAGTACCGGTAATGCGATGGATTGGTGAGCGCATCGCCGCAGCGCTGCCAGCAGAGAAGCTGAATGGTGATTATGGCGGAAGTAAAACACCGCTCGACCAGCGCGACCTTTGGCGCACTCCACCAGCGCTGTTCGCTTCCCTTGATGCTGAGTTCTGCTTCCAGCTGGATGCAGCCGCGGCGCCGCATAACGCGCTGTGCCGGAAGTTCATCACCGCTGAGCAGAACACGCTGGAAATGCCATGGGCTGATTGCCTGAATGTCCCCGGATACGTCTGGCTGAACCCGCCATACAGCGACATCACGCCATTTGTGAAGAAGGCCGCCGCCGAGAGCAACAATCAGATCGGCACGGTCATGCTGGTTCCGGCAGACACATCGGTTGGCTGGTTTAAGGAGGCTATCCAGACCGCCAGCGAGGTTCGCTTTATCACCGCCGGGCGGCTGGCTTTTATCAACCCGGTCACCGATAAGCCGGTCAGCGGCAACAACAAAGGATCGATGCTAATCATCTGGCGACCGTATCCGCGTACACACTGCCACTTCGCAACTGTGGACCGGGACGAGCTGATGGCTTTCGGGGCGAAACTTCTCGCCCGCCGGGAGGCCGCATGACGCCAGAAACAGACAACGCTATCCGCGCCGCCTGCCGCCGATGCACCGAGGAAATCCAGCAAGCCATGCGCAAGAAGCCAAAGCCTAACTGGAACGAAACGGTTCCTCCCATCATCAACAAGCATCACAAGAAAATTGAAGCTCTGGGAGTTAGCCTCCTGGAGTTCGTCGTATACACAGGGCGGCTTAATCGCCGCTTCGGAGTGGAATCGTGAAAGTTTATATTGCCGGGCCCATGAGCGGCCTACCTAATTTTAACCGCGCCGCCTTTAACCATGCGCATTTTCATCTCTGGTCGAAAGGCCATATTGTTCTGAATCCAGCCCGTCTACCAGATGGATTAACTCAGGCGGAGTATATGGACATCTGCCTATCAATGCTTCGCTGTGCTGATGCTATCTACATGCTTGAAGGCTGGGAGCGCTCTGCTGGCGCCCGCGCTGAGAATGCCTTGGCAGAGAAGTTGGAAATGGAAATTATCTTCCAGGAAGAGGAGCGTGCGGCATGAGGAGAACTATGAGCACCATTCATGACATCCGAAACCAGCTATCAACCCTAGTCACCGAGGCGCACAAGGTTGCATGCGCCCTCGATATAGGTGACGAGCGAACAGAGGCCTTTGAGCTATATGAAGCGCTTCGTCGACTTCAGCGGCAGGGCGCCGCCGGAGAGATTCTCTCAGCAACCAACCCTCTTATCGCCTCGCCATATTACGACGAGGACTGGGACGAAGATGAAGACGACTGACGCAACTGATAGCCAGTTATGAGCTGGCTATTGGGTGCGAAAGCACTGCAACGTCATCCCTTTTGCCCGGCCAAGCGCCGGGCTTCTTTTTGGGAGTTCACCATGCATTCAAACCCCATGACCTGGCTCATCGCCGCACTTATGGCGCTGGGCGCTCTCATCTCATTTCTTCACGAACCGGAAGGTGTGCAATGGCTGCTTTTAATGTGGGCGCAATAGTCCAGAAGAAGACCGGAGGCATTCATGGAGTGGTGGATGGTCTGCAGGATCCGGACAGCGACCATCCGCAGTTCTGGGTGCGGTGGGACGACAGAAATTATTCTGTGCATCCGGAAAACGAATTACGCGCGGCCACGCCAGACGGTCCGCAGTTTTATAAAACTATGTCATAGGAGGGGAGATGGTTACAGCAGAGCCACTCACTGCGCAGAAGGCGGCAAAACTCCTGAAGGTCTCTCCGAGGACTGTTTATCGCCTCATTGACTCCGGCCAGCTCGCCGGGAAGAAGATCGGGAACAAATACCGAACGACCGACGTCGCCTGTATTGCGTATTTACATGACCCGCGCGATCCTGTTTCCGCGAGCGCGGGTGAACATAAAGGAGAAATTTTATGTCAATCACCCTCAGAGGCGGCGTCTGGCACTGTCATTTCGTTACGCCGTCAGGAAAAAGAATTAGACGATCTCTTGGCACGGGGGACAAGAAACAAGCGCAGGAGCTGCACGACAAGCTGAAGGCTGAAGCGTGGCGGGTGGATAAAATCGGGGAACTGCCGACGAGGACGTTTGAGGAATGTTGCATCAGGTGGATCCGTGAGAAAGAGCATAAGCGGTCCCTCGATGACGATAAGACCAAAATCGAATACTTCCTTCGGCACTTCTCCGGCCGGGATATTTCGACCATCACGGCGGACCAGGTAAACGAAGCAGTTTCGAAGATGGTCAACCGCAAGCACATCCAGGTGTGGGAGTCGCGCCGGGACGCTGCTATACGTCGTGGAAAGGAGCCGCCGCCGTACACTGAAAAGCCAGTAAGCCAGGCCACAAAGAGCCAGCATCTTTCTTTTATGCGCTCTCTGTTCAAGGTTGCTGCTAATGACTGGGGCTGGATTAAAACGGCCCCGATTATAAAAACGAAAAAGCCGATCAGCAAACGCATCCGCTGGCTGACCAGAGAAGAGGCAGAACGACTTATCGCCTGCATGCCGGAATCGATAAAGCCGGTTGTGATATTTGCCCTGGCAACCGGCCTGCGCCGCTCCAACATCATTGATCTGGAGTGGCAGCAGGTCGATATGCAGAGAAAGGTTGCATGGGTAAATCCGGAGAACGCGAAGGCGGGAAAGGCTATCGGCGTGGCTCTGAATGATACCGCATGCAGGGTGTTAAGGGATCAGATCGGGAAAAGTTCCAGGTGGGTATTCGTTCACACGAAACCATCGACGCGCCCGGATAAAACTGTCACTCCGGCGGTGAGGAAGATGCGCGTGGACGATAACAGCGCCTGGCGCATTGGCCTGGCAAAAGCAGGTATAGAGGACTTCCGTTTTCACGACCTCAGGCATACCTGGGCGAGCTGGTTAATTCAGTCCGGTGTGCCGCTGTCCGTTCTGCAGGAAATGGGCGGCTGGGAGTCGATCGAAATGGTCCGGCGTTATGCTCACCTGGCACCGAACCATTTAAGCGAACACGCACGGAAAATAGATGCCATTTTTGGCAATCATGACACAAATACGACACAAGGAGAAAATCAGGCTGGTTTGAAACTGGCGTAAGTGCCTGTTTCAAAATGGTACGCCCTGTAGGATTCGAACCTACGACCTACGGCTTAGAAGGCCGTTGCTCTATCCAACTGAGCTAAGGGCGCACGGAGAAGAGTGTACTTCGCGGTGGTGAAACGCCTGGAATTATACGGTCAATGCGTAGTGAGTCAATGCCTTTTCCGCCTTCTCTGGCGATAATGACTAGCTGATTGTAAATACGGCTGTTTTTTCAACATTTATCCCTCTTTTACGGGCTGCGAAAAGGCTTAGCCGCTTTTAAGTAACGCCTGCTGTTTTCCTGTTTACTTCACCTTCACACTGTCCAGCGGTAACCCGGCCGCCTGGAGGCTGGAAGTGAACAGGACGACGGAGTGACAGCGCCAGACCAGACAGGTTTTCCCTCGTGCGTGCAGCACATCTCACACGATATTACAGGCATTAAGCTTGAACCCATTGTCGCCCTCTCATCTTCGCGCACGGTGGGGGCCGAAGTGCTCAGCGTGCTGTCGCCGCATCAGCAAAACGAAAGCTTTTTCCAGGACTGGTCCGCCGCCCGGGCGCTTATGCTGCTGGAAGCACAGATCGCCGCGTTAAAAAACCCCTTCCCCTGTGACAACCTTTTCATAAATTTGCCGATAACCGTTCTGACCATACCGGAAATGTTCCAGCGTTTACTGCAACTTAACAGCCCACCGCTGAACATTGAACTCGTGGAGCCTGCCTCGTTCTTTACACTCTCAGACCCGGCGCGTCTGAGGGTGAGTTGTGCGCTTCAGCAGTTGACCGCGCGAGGACACCGGATCTGGCTGGATGATATTGATGAAGCGTCAGGACAAGCATTTTTATCCTGCCGCCTGCCATTAAGCGGAATAAAAATCGATAAGATCGCTTTCTGGCGTTTACGTGAAACGCAGGCGCTGACACAGCTGGTCACCCTTTGTTCAAAAATCGCTGCGAATGTGCTTATTGAAGGCATTGAAACAGAACGGGACCGTACTTGCGCGCTTCATGCTGGCGCGCGCTTCGGTCAGGGATATTATTGGCCATCCTGGAGATGGCAGGAGGACTGA